TAATCTTACTCAGCGCAAAGGTAAGCGCCGGTGTGATGGTGCGGTTTTCCGCGTTGTCAGCGTACACCACCGAAATATCGCCAATGCTCTCGGACTTAGTCTTGCGGCTTTCTACCTCAAACTGGCTGTAACCGTCGGCCTGTACTTTCGTTGCTTCGTAGGTCGCCGTCTTAACCTCTTTAGGTATCTCGGTTGCGTCGGCGTAGTAGCCGTCAATCTGCGCCTCGGTGCGAGGCCATTGCAGGAACTGGTTTTCGTTGGCCTTGTTGCCAATGTATGCGATGCGCTCTAGGTAATCCATCGCACGCAATATTTGTTGTTCGACTGTGGTGTCATCGGCTGAGTAAGTCAGGCCGCGTGCATCCGCCCATGCTTTGTATTCAGCAAGGGTTATATAACTGTTTGCGTTGGCTACCAGCGAACCGTCTTCCACAATCAAAGCCATGATTTAAGCCTTCTTATAGCCACCAAGGGCGTAATTTGCTACTTCGTCAGGGTGTACGTCAGCGGTCTTGCCGTCATCGCGTACCATCTTTACCGTCTTTACTTTTTCGGCGGCTTTGGCATTGGCTTGGCTGGCTTGGCTGGTTTCTTCTTGTACTGCTTGAGTGCTTTCGGCATTTTTCTTTCCTCGCATAATCAATCCTAATAAAAGGGGAACCCCCCGAAAGAGGCTCCCCATTTTGGTTTAGCCCAACAACACAGCGATGTGCTCTGGCTTCCATGCTTTGACGCCCCAAGATGCGGCGACTTCAATCATGGTCTTACGGTAGCCTTTGTAGACTCGGACTTCAAACACCATGCCGGTGAATGGGTCTTGAATCAACATTGCGTCCGTAGCTGTGTCGCCACCATCGGGTACAGCAGGAGCGCGCATGGCGATTTCCAGCGCGGTGCGGTGGAAAGCCACGTTTGCGGCGTAGCTGTTGCCAACGGTGATTGCGGCGTCGTTAGCCAGCGCAATGCGTGAGCCTGGTGCGCCGATTGCGAAAGAACCACCTGCAAGCGCCGTATTTACGACGTACTTGTTGGTGTCACCGTTAAAGGTTACAACGTCACCAGCGATGATGGTGCCTGTGCCGCCGTCAGCAGCGATAACGGTGTCACCGATTGCGTGAGAGGCGTCGTTCACCAAGTAGCTTGCGCCCGTACCTTTGGTATGTGACTGCACTTGTGCAGACTCTTTAACCATCAGGCCTTGCAGGTCAAGCAAAACGCCTTGGCGCAACATATCAACACCACCAGCTTCGTTAGCCTTTTGCAACTGAGCCAATTGACGCAGGTTTGTGCCAGCCAACGTGCCAAGAATCATAGATGCTTGACCGTCGTTGCTAGGCATACCGTTGTCAACCAGAATCTGGCGCAACTCGGCGACTTCGCTGAAGTTAGAACCGAAAGGCGTAGTGCCAGCAGTACCGAAAGCGCGTGATGCGTTTGTGTATGCCTCAGCAGCCAAGTCAGCTTCCATCTCGTTAGCCAGCGTGCGCATAGCTTGCTTGATTTGGTCACCGTAGACGGTCTCAAAACCGATACCGTTGTTCAGGTGACGCACGTCCTCGCCGGTGTAAGGGATTTGCACAGCGCGAGCCTTGCTGATAACCAATGTCTTGTTATCAACCGTCTGGTCTGTACCTTCGGGGATGGTCATTGACTCAGCCACGTTTACAGCGGTAGCTGCGCGTGTGAATGAGGCACGAACATTGTCACCCTTAGCGGCACGCTCGGAGCCGTTGGCGTTAATGGTAGCTGATGGGATGAAGCCGACTAACTCGCGGCCTACTACGTCAGCGGCTTTATAAATGTCCGCTGCAAGGTTGTCTAATACGTTTGCCATTGTGAAGTTCCTTTGAAAATGGTCAATCTGAAATTACTTTACCGCCATCTTTAACGAATTTGGCGCGTTCTGATTGTGCCATAACGTCAAAGTCTGAGCGACTAACTTGTTTTCGACCACCATCGGCTCTGCCTTGTGACCGTGTAGCCCCGCTACCGTTTGCCTGTGACCCGTCCACTAGGAACGGGTACGCAGTTTTGATTGTAGCAGTCAAGTCATCCAAAGTGGAAACTGTTAATTGACCGCTATCATCTAAAACTTTAATACCATCGTCGGTTAATGTCAACCGAGCGCTGATTTGTTGCTCGAGCAAATTTGCCCGCGCTGTGTCTTTAGTAAGGCCAGCGGCAATCTTGGCGGCAGTCGTTTTAATCTGCCCGCGCTTGATGTTGGTGTTTAACTCCTCCATCTTTGCCTTTAGCTGGTCGGCCTCATTCTTTTGCGCCTCGAATAACTGTTTGTAGTCATTGCTTGCTTTGGCTTTTTCTTCGGCCTCGGCTTTAGCTAGGTTGGCGGCCTCGTCTCGCTCGCGTTGTACCCGCTTTTTCTCAGCAAGCAGTTCGTCGTTCTTCGACTTCAAGCCGGTGATGCTTGCCTCGATTTGCGCTTGCGTGTGTGCGGTTACGGCCTCGGCAATTTGCGCCTTTACCGTTTCGTCTAGTTCAATGTCTTTTAGGAAGTCCATTTATTTACCTCTGGTTTAAATGTTGTGGCTCTGCCACGTTAAATGCCCGCGTCATCAAATGCTTGCGGTTCCAATCGGCGCAGTTCGTCAAGGGTCAAGGTTCTACCTTGGCTATCAACAAACCGCCCAATGCTCAAATCACCATTGCGGAACAACTTGCCCCGCGATGGTCCTAAAACTGTGTCCTGAAAACTAGCTGGCTGCCTCTTTAGCCATTGCTCGTATGTCGTGGTCGCTGGGACTTGCTTTGCGCCCTGTGCGCCGACTGATGGTCGCTGACCTTTTAATCCGCTGATAGGGCTGATTTTAGGGTCAACAATTGGCACGATAGTGCTACGGCAACCAAAGTGCGCGGGAGGCTTCGGGCTTTCCGGTGCGAACGGGTAGATGAGGCCGTCACGGTTCATGCAAATCAAACTGGTGCGTGCGTCCAGCGTAGACACCCACTCGTAGCCGGTGAATAGGTCTTTGTTATCACGCATCACTACGTCGCGGGCTTGCACCGATACATGGTTGGCTACCGTGCGGACAATCGTTGCCGCTTGTGATTTCTGTATAGGCGCAAGGTTCTTTACCGCCGTTTGTATCGTGCCGTTCGCATCACCTAGTGCTATCCCGTCGCGTATCGTTTGCACAATCTGCTCGGACTTCTTCTTGCCAAACGTCTTTAGCGCATCGCGGATGGTGTAGCCCTGACTAGGCGCTAGGTTCATTATCGACGTGAATACGCTAGCCTCTAGTTGCGCCATCGCGGGTAGCACCGTGGTCGTGCGTATCGTGTTGTCGAACATCCGTTTGCTGAACTCGGCTTCGTACTCGGCAAAGTCGATGGCCTCTTGGATTATCTTGTCGGCTAGGTCGTCGTTCAACTGGTCGGCAAGTAGACGCAAGTCCATTAGCAACTCTTGTTGCCTAGCGCGAGACAAGGCCGTAAGGTTGCCGCCGGATATGCGGTTTGCTACTTGTTCAATCAGCGAGTCGATGGCCTCGATAGCCTCTTTTTCTCTGCCCGCAGCGTATAGCTGGACAAATACTTGGTGTCGCGTTGCCGCGTCGATTAAAGCCGTGTTGGTTGACATTAAATCAGCGGGTTAGCGGTTCCACGTTCTTCGCGTACATCTTCAAGGGTGCGCTCAGGGTCTACAACTCCGGCGCTCTTTAGGCGGTCGAAAATGTCCTTCTCGCCAATAATGTCCCTGTCCATCAGCGTGACCATAGACATAATCAACTGCGGGTCAACCGACTTGTCGTAGAACTCGGTGTTGATGTGGAACTCAATATCCTCTGGCGGCAAGCCCATGAACTCGCCTACCCATTGCAAGCAAATCTCTATGCCCTCGGACAGGTTGTCTACCAAGTCACCTAGCACGCTATTCTCGGATGCAAAGCGAATACGCGCACCCTCGGCGGTCTCGTTGCCAGCGCGGTCGGTAATGATGCGTGCACCGATAGCAACCATCGCGCCCTCTTTGGCTCGCATGGCCTCCATTACCAACTGGTTGGGGTTAGCTTGCAATAGCGTAGCCGAACCTGAGTCGCCTAGAACGTGCCCAGAGCGCGAGCCTAGCTTGATGCCTTGCGGGTTGTATTGCTTCCATTGCTCCGCGCTCAGGCTGTGCGTAATGAACAGGCTAGGCTGACCCACCAAGAAACAGGACTCCTCGTAGTCGGCGCTGTTGCGGTAGTGCGCCATATTCACGTCGGCAATGTCTGCTAACGGCGCCTCGTCAATCGTGCTGTCGTTGTTCTTTGCGCCAACGAACTGAAACGGGATTTCTTCCCAACGGCTGCCGTCGGCTTTGGTCGGGTATGACTCCTCGGTGTAGGGTTCGTCATCGCGGTAAATCTGCGTCGTGTAGCCGTCCTCACGCAAGCGTAGCACGCGGTACTGCACGTCAGCCGTGTGGTCAAACTCGTCTTTCTGCACGCTGTAATTCTCGGCGAGCACCACCAACACCAACAGGCGGCGACCGTTTACGTTATCGGTACGCCAGTTAACCACCTGCTCGGCGGTGTACGGGATGATGGTTGCTTGTAGACTCATGCGAGCCACTTGCTCGGCGCTTAGGTTTTCATCCGTCGCAGGGTAGTCCACTAGGAACGACGTGCGACCCGTCTCCAACAGGTTCGACAATTCATCTTTGGCTAACTGAACCAATGACAGGCCGTCGCCCGTAGCGTCTTGCAACAGGTAGCCCAACTGGTCGGGCAGTACGAAGTCGGGTTGCTTGCGGAAAGCCGCGCCTACTAGCGCGTTCTTGGTGCGGCCTGTGAAGTTCGTATATACGGCACGCTTGATATATTGCCGGTATCGGATTGTCTCCGTACCCTTTGCTTCGTCGCCCGATGTGTTGTCAGGGACTGGTAAGTATTGATGCTTTTTCTCTTTGACCGCCCGTGAACCTTTAACCGCGTCTCGCGTTCGCGCCCAGACGGGCAAATACTTTTGATATTCGGGGTGCGGATTACTTACAGCCATAGTCGGTTCCTTTGTGCTATTTTAGCCACATTACAATGCAAAGCCAAAATTTACATTTGCCACAGGTCGCACGATTGGCATCTCAAACGCTATCGGATACGTTGTCGCATCGTTTTGGTGGTCAACGCCGCTGCTCTTGTCTGGCTCGCCGTTCTTGTACACCTGTTGCTCAAGGCTTTGCGCCACCGTCGGGCAAGCCTTGGCATTAACAAATAAGCGACCCGCCTCAAACGCGGCATTGGTTGCCATAATTCTATCCCTAACGCCGGGGTTGCGGTTATTTACGCGTACATAAAAACCAGCCGATTCTAGCAAAGATATATCCGAGAGGGAAGCATTGACCGTTTTACGCGCCTTGCCGCTTGCGTCAGGGTAGATGTAAATCTGGTGCTCGGCGTACCGGCCTTTGATAACGTCAATCATCTCAGGCGTGTCGTACATATTGGTCAGCTCCTCAACGGCGTGCCATTGGTTGCCACCGTCCCTGCGTACATATACGGTCGCGGCCTGTTTGGTTACGTTGAAGTCGCACCCGATAAACAAAGGCTCTGCGCCCTTATCATCCTTGCGTATAACCTCATCGGTGTTGTGCGCCGTGCGGTTGTAGCTTGCGTACACCGAACCGCTGTTTAGGTTTACAAACTGCCCGTCAAGGTAAGCCGCCAGCAAGTGCTCAGGGTAGATGCCCTTTAGCCCTTCGATGTAATCAATCGGTAGATGCGGGTTTGACCGTGTT